ATGGGACGAAAACGAATTAAGAGAGCAAATCATCGCCGATTTCCAAAGAAGAGCAAGAGAGTTCAAAAACAAAAACACCCTCCTCACCTCCTCTTCGAGGTAGCTCCGATAAGTGCTACTGCTAAAGTAAAGGCTACCTATAAGGTGTCGGCTGAAAAGCGGAAGATATACAATAACACTTATCGCCTTAAATGCAAAGGGTATAGAGTCGAACCGCACAAGCACACTATCTATGCCTATAACGAAGAAGTAATGAACACTACACAAGCCAAGAACTTAATGAAACTCGGCTTTGTAGTACAATTAGAAATACAATAACTATGAAATCTGTAATCACCCCAGAAAAAGCAGCGTTCATTCGAGAGCATTACCTAAAATTATCAGGTAAAAAAATTGCAAAAGCATTAGGTGTATCACCTTGTGCAGTTCAGAGATTTATGCGCAAAAACAACCTTAGAATATCAGCTGAGTTATGTATTTTTTTCAAAAACGAGGGAAGGAAAAAACCTCTCAAAGAAAAAGAAGTTACTTTTATTCACGAACATATTCGCAATCATTCTTTAAAGTGGATAGCTAAGGAATTAAATAGAAGTTGTGTTACAATCAGAAAAGAAGCACACCGCTTAGGGTATAGCGAACTACTGAAAGAAAAATCGCTAATTAGTAGATATCAAAAAGGGAAGATTCCTGAAAACAAAGGTATAAAAATGTCAGAAGAAACTTATGAGAAGGTAAAACACACTTTTTTTAAGAAAGGGCATTTACCTCATAATACCCTCACTGATTATACTGAGGTGATTCGCAATGAAAAAGGTACTTCTTACATCTATATAAAGATACCTGGGGAGAGAAAAGCAATACCTAAACACCGTTATCTATGGGAGCAAGCACACGGAACAATACCTAAAGGGTATAATGTCATTTTTAAGAATGGGAATACGCTCGATTGCTGTTTAGAAAATTTGGCGTGTGTGAGCAATGAAGAACTTATGCAAAACAATACGATTCACCGTTATCCTAATGAGTTAAAAACAGCTATAAAACAGATTTCTAAAATTAAAAAACAACTAACAAAATGAACTTAGACGACTTAAACGAAACCTTATTCAAACTTTTAGACGACATCAAAGAGGAGCGTGTAGACACTTCAAAAGCACAAGCTATGACTAATGTTGCTAATACCATTATCAATTCTGCAAAGATACAGCTTCAAGGAATTAAACAAATGCAAGACTCTGGCATAGTACCTTTAACAATGAAAGACTGTAGTCCGAAATTGTTAGGTGACTTATATGATCAAAAGAGTTATTTTGCTAAAAAACTCGGTTACTCTAATGTAGCAGAAGCTATTGGAAAAATAGGAAAAGAGCAATTCAATAAACTTTTTGAAGAAAGGAACTGATTATGATAAAATCATCAGTCATAGATAAATTATACGAAGCCGACCTGTGTCAAGCTATTGGCAGGGTGTATACCGATGCTTCGTATAAGATACGTAACAACGGAACGGCGGAGGGGTGCTCGCCTTTCAAAAACGAACGCACCCCCAGCTTCAAGGTGTCCAATGTAAAGAATATATGGAAAGACTTCGGTTCGGGCAAAGGAGGTACGAGCATTATCGACTTCATTCAAGCCTATAAGGGAGTTGATTTCCTCGAGGCGGTAAAACTCGCCGGCGAAGCCCTCAACATTCCTATAGAATACGAAAAAGAAACCGACGAGCAGAAAGAAAAGCGCACCCAAAAGCAAAGCCTTACACAAATACTCAAGAAAACAGCCGAAATATACCGTCAGAATTTCGTGAGTTTGCCTCCTGAGAGCGAAGCCAAACGCTATATGCTTAGCCGTAATTTTACCGATGAGATTGTCGATAACTTCGGTATTGGTTATGCCTTGGCAGGCTTGTACGAGGCTTTCAAAGAGCAGGCTATCGTAAGCGATGGCGAAGCATTAGGACTGTTACGCAAGAATAACCAAGGCAACTATTACGACTTCTTCAAGGGGCGTATTATCTTCCCTATTAGCGACAAGTATGGGCATTGTGTAGGCTTCGGGGGCAGAATACTTACTAATGATAAGAAGCAACCTAAGTATATCAATAGCGCTGAGTCTGATTTATTCGATAAATCCAACTTGCTGTACGGCTTCCATTTGGCGCGTAACACCATTGCCAATACGGGCGAGGTGTATTTGGTAGAAGGCTATACCGATGTAATGCGTATGCATCAGATAGGGTTTGCCAATACCATAGCTACCTTGGGCACGGCTCTCACCCCACAGCATTTGGCACAACTGAAGAAGCTTTGCCGCAAGGTGATTATCTTCCGCGATAGCGATAGCGCAGGGCGTACTGCTGCCGAGCGTGATTTACAGCTGATACTGCAAGCGGGTTTGTTTGCCGAATTAGTGGTATTCCCGTCGGAAGACAAAGAAGACCCCGACAGCATAGGGCAACGCCCCAATGCGGTAGAACTTATCAAATACTCGCGCAACGATGCTATATTGCACCTTATTGGCGAAGCCTACCGCGCAGCACTCGACCGCTATACTGAAAAACACGGAGAAAGCAAAAAGCCATTACTATTACCCGAAGATAAAAAGAACCTCACCGAATTGGCTGGCAAACTCGTAGGCTGTATTCCTGATGACACTACCCGCGAGGCATATACCGAGCAACTCAAAGAGTTGTTTAAGATTAAAGTAGCCCCCCACCCCCCGAAGGGGGAGAAACCCGAAAAGCAATATCTAAAATATACTGACAACAATTTGCAGATTGCTCCCCGTCGGGGGAACGGGGGTAGTAACGATGGCTCACTTGATAACTATCTTTTTCCTGATGAAGTAGAAGATCCTTACTTATATAAGAATGAGATTATAGAATACGGGCTATTTCAGCACCAAAACCGCATCTATACATCAGCGGGCAAGGAGGGTAAGGAATACTTTATGTCGATTTCCAATTTCTCTATTGAAATAGTGCAGCACATGCAAGATGAGAAGTTCCCTATGAAACTCATACGCATCTGCAACATCTATGGCAGTGAAAAGATTTTTGATATACTTTCCGATAAAATCAACTCACTACCATCGTTTAAGAACGTGGTAACCTCATTTGGTAACTACTACTTTTCGGGTACGCCCTCACAACACGAACGCCTCTTGCGTTACCTCTTCGACCGAATGGGCACAGGGCGTAAGATAAGCATACTCGGCTGGCAAACGGAAGGCTTTTGGGCGTGGAACAATAAAATAGTAGTACCCCAGGGCGAAGATATAGTACTCGACAAAACGGGACTTTTCAATTATCAAAAGACTTGCTACTACATTCCTTCAGCGAATGCCAATTACGAAAATAATGCCTTTATGTACGGCGCGCAAAAGAGGTTTAAGAGTACAGACACTTCGTTAGCCCCTCCTGAATATTTTCGCCAAATGTATAAGGTACACCGCTCGCACGCTATTACGGCTATACTCTTTGGTATTGGTGCTTTCTACCAAGATATTATTGTAGCGGGTACGGGCTTTTACCCTTTGCTCTTTCTCTATGGACCTGCTTCTACCGGTAAAGACAATCTATGTGAGGCGGTACAATCACTGATGGGTATTCCTCAAACCGCTATACAGCTTGAGGGAGGAGCGAGCACCATTAAGGCACAAATACGCGAGTTCTCTCAGTTTAGCAATGGTATATCGCAACTATCGGAGTACAAGCGCGGCAACCCGCAGATAGATGGTGTACTAAAGGGCTTGTGGGATAGACGAGGCTATAAGCGAGGAACGATAGAAAGCCCTGTAGCTACCGAAGAAGTACCTATCTTATCGGCTACTATTCTTACTGGTAACGATTGCCCCGATGCTGAAGCCCTTATCACTCGCCTACTATGGGAGGAGATGAAGCAACAAGAGTTTGACGACGAGGCTAAGAAACAGTATAACGTGCTGAAAGATATGTGCAAGAAAGGTATATCGGGTATGGCAGACTTCTTTATCCATAAGCGAGACTTCTTTGCCGATAAGTTTTTGGAAACCTACCGAGAGGCTAAAAGGAATTTCACCAAAGGAGAACTATTTAAGAACGTACCATCGCGTATTACCGATAACCTCTCAGTACTTCGGGCGGTATTCAATATCTTTAAAAACGATTGGATATTCCCCTTTACTGAAGAAGAGATGTTAGCGCACTTCGAGATAATGGTGGATAGCCAACGCAAGAAAATAGAAACCGACTCAGCAGCCAATCGTTTTTGGGATTGCATTTTGGTATGTATGCGGCTCACTCAGGGAGAAGCCTTACGAATGGGTATTAACCTGCGCGAGGAAGGTGGCTATCTAAGTTTCAATTTCAGCACAGTATATAGTATAGTGCAACGCCAATGGTTTATACAATATAGAGAGAATGCACCAAGCAAAACCGAATTACGCCGACAGATAAAAGAAGCCGAGAGCTTCGTAGGAGAAGAAAAAGCAGTACGAATAAACCTAACCATCAACAGTCCTACCAGTGCCATTAAGGTGAACATCAACAAGCTGCCTATACGTGCAGAACTCATCGCAGAAATTGAAAATCAACGATTAAGAGGCGAAGTAAAAGACATACAAGACGATAACAATAGTTTTTTCTAATAGACAAATAACCTAAAAATCCGAAAATGAACTATTTTTTTTTATAAAAACACGATTTTTTTAGAAAATGGCACTTTTTTTTTCCTACATTTCCTACAAACACTTAATATTATAATAATGAGTATATTAACTAAAAAAATACGTAGGAAAGTACGTAGGATTTGTAGGATTTCGTAGGAACTCGTAGGAAAGTGTAGGAAAATATTTTTGGTTTTCCTACGTAAAAAAAACACTTTCCTACACTATAAAAAATGCTAATATTTTGAAAATCAAATGTAGGATTTGTAAAAATAGCTCTGTAGGAAATGTAGGAAAAAAAAATACCCTTTTTTGGGAAAAAGTAACTTTTTTTCAAAAAAAAATGGAGAAAATCCCTTTTTTAGTTATAGATAAAATCTATACTACACCTAATACATAACTCTTAAACCATAAACAAATGGAATACTTCTTTAAAATGCTGACGAATATAAAGGTAGATTCTGCCTATCTGCACAAAACTAATTGTGTGGTGAGTGGGCTCTATCGCAGAGGCTCATTAGTTGGCGGACTATTGCCTGCTGGCTCTCAACTCGACTTGTTGGAATATCTTAAATTTTTATACGATATATTCCCTGAGCAAAAAAGCGACTTTCCGTTATATCACTGTATCAACCCTACTATTACTTATGCCAATGATGGTTGGGGAAAATTCTTAATAAATGAAGAATTACGAGTAACTAATAGCGAGGGTACAAAAAAGAAAAAAGAGTACTTTATCAGCAAGCCATTGCTATGTATTGAGCCTATCATTACGCATTTTAAGAAGAGTAACGCCTATATAGCTGCCCTCTATTGGCATCAGCATTTAGTAGGATTATGTGCTATTAGTGGGGTTACAAATTTGAAAGACTTTGTCCCCTACCTATATACGGTATATCCTAAAGACATCAATGAGTTAGAAACCTTTGTTGAGAAGAACACCGCTATTGAGTACTATTATAACGATGAAATGATAACCATAAACAATGAAAGAAATGCTTAACATCACCTTAAACCTACCCAATTACCTTATTAAGTATATGCGTACGCTCTATGGCGAGCCGTATGCCCCAAAAGCAAACGACGAAATAGGTATCTATATCCTCAACGTGCTGCAACGCAAAAGCAACCTATCGGAGTACCAGTACCGCCCAAAAAAAGAATTGTCGAAAACCTATCAACTTACTATTAATACAAGTAATTACGAGAAGCGTGGGGCTATCATTCTGCCACAACAGAACGCACTAATAGTGAAGTTCGTTGACAGTCATTTTCGCAGAGAGCTCTTTCGCACGGCAGTAATGAACCACTATTATTATAGTATACCTTATAAGTTTACCATCATCAACATATTAAGGTCCTACAACATCGAAGAAAACGATTTGCCTTACGATACCATTCGCAAGGATTTTAACCGAAAAAAAGAAGAAATTCAAAAACGATTATTATTAAAATGAACACCCTACACCTTACGATCAAAAAGAAATGGTTTGATATGATACTATCGGGCGAGAAAACCGAAGAATATCGCGATATCAAACCGTATTACAATCTTCGCCTTATTGGACAAGATTACGACACTGTCGTCTTTCGCAATGGCTATGCTCGTGATGCTCCAAGCCTCACCATAGAATTAAAAACCATACGCTTTGGCACTGGCAAACCCGAATGGGGCGCAGAAGCCAATAAAAAGTACTTTGTACTATACTTAGGAAAAATTATTAACACTAAAAATATCGACAAATGAAAACAATCAAAGATTTAACCGTAAAAGTAACCTACTCTGTAGGTTTATCAGATGTAGAAGTACCTGAAGAGGTAGCCAAACAATTAGAACAAATGGCAGATTATGGATTTTCCATTTGTGATAGTGAAATAAACAAATTTCCTGAAGCTTTTAACTGGCTCAGTGATAATATAAGTGAGGAAGATGCCCTCTACTGGGAATACGAAGTAGAAATTAACTAATAACATTAAAATCACAAAGAAAATGAAAACAATCAAATTTAGAGGATTTAGTATGGCTCTTAATGATTTCGTATATGGTTATTTACATTATTACGAACTTCACGATGAGTATGCTATTGATGATTACGCAGTAAATGAAGACTCAATAAGTCTATTTACAGGACAACACGACAAAAATGGCACTGAAATCTATGAGGGCGACATTCTTGCCCACGATTATGGGGGTTACAGCCTTATTGTGTACCGAGAGGAATGTATGGCATTCTGCCGTATCGATGCCAAAAATGTAGGCAACATCAATGGGTATTACAATCTTCACGAAGAGGCTTGGCGTTCGTGTTTGCAACGCGCAAAAGTTATTGGAAACCAATATGAAAACCCCGAATTGTTAAACTATAAAGAAGAAGATTAGACAATGGAAAATACTTTAATGGTAGAAAAAATCAAAGAATCTGTATTAAAAGATATAACAGAAAAACAAAAAATAGGAAAATCTATCTCAGAAATATTAGAAGAAAGTAGAGATTTTACAATAACAAATACCTACTACAACAATTTTGTAAATTTAAATAGAAACAATGAAAACAATCCAAGAACTCGTGCCCCTTATTCATCAGTGGGCAAAAGAAAGAAAAATCTATGAAGAGCTAACCCCCTTTGATGAACTCCTCAAAACCCACGAGGAAGTAGGCGAACTTATCAAGGCGTGTTATGATAACGACAAACCAGCTATTCAGGACGCTATTGGCGATGTAATGATAACAATGATTAACTATTGTTACTTTATAGAATTGGACGCTATAAAGTATATTAAGCAAGCGGTTGATCTATCCGTAACAGGTTATTATACCATCTCATACGTGATTAACGCTCATAACGCTTTAGGTAGATTGATAAGCCTTTATGTGTGGAATGAAGGCAAAGAAATATCTGAACCAAGCGGACTTAGAATTTTTAGTATCCTACACTATCTCAACGGTATTGCTCATCTGGAAGGCACCACCCTTGAGGAGTGCTTGAACCTCGCCTACAACGAAATCAAAAACAGAAAAGGCAAAATTATTAACCGAAAATTATCAAAGATTAATTAGTAAAGAAAATGATACAGAACATAAACAATACAGGAGCTATCATTAATAAACAATTTTTTTTAGGAGATATTGATACATTCAATATTGATGATTTGTTTAATAACACTAACAAAAAGGAAGTTAATACGCAAATTTATCCCACTTGGCTTGTACCTTTGGATATAGCCTTACAACTCAAAGAAATAGGGTTTAACAAAGATTGTGCGTTCTATTATGATGAACGATTACTTCGTATATCACCATACCACGATGAAGAATTTAGCACCACAAATTGGAATGATAAAAGATACTTTCGTGATTGTGTATCGCTCCCCACTTGGGAACAAGTATTTGCTTGGTTTAGAAAAAAGAACCTTGTAGGGCTTGTATCCTATCGTTATAGAGATAAGAACAATAAAGGTTTTTCTTTCGAAATATTAGACGAGGATACGGATGTTTTTCTCTATAATACTTACGAACAAGCCCAAGAAGCACTTGTGTACAAACTAATTGAAATCTATAAAAGTGAACAAAAATAAGGAAATCGTTTTTGAATTAGGAGATAGAGTATTTGATATATTATTCGGGTGGGGAACGGTAACCCATATCAATAATATAATCGATGACTTTTGTGTTAAGGTAACATTTGATTCTAAACTCAAGATGTGGTACACCGCTAATGGCTCATTGAACGAATTGTATACACCAACCCTTTCATTTACTGAGTACACTATTGAGGGGTTTAATCAAGTGCGCACTAATCCTCCTATAAAGTATCAAGAATATATTGGAAAATGGGGAAAGTTTTGGGACATCGAAGAATGCGTTGCGATAGATAAATTAATGAGCGTTCAAATGGATAAAAAACGAATGCTATTTTATACTAATAAAGGCTATCATTACATTTACTTTGAACCTCTCACTTCTAAACAAATTAAAATATTAGAATTAAAATGAAAATCTACATCTCAGGTAAAATATCAGGCACTAACCTCACCGAAACCCGCAAACACTTTGCCGAAATAGGAATGCCTATAATGTACGAGATAGAGCAGCCTATAATGGACGAAAATGAGTAACTCACCAAGGCAAAGGGTACAACACTACCTTTTGCCTTTTTTTCTTTAAAAATAACAATCTTGTAACTACTTAATAAATATATATTTACAAATGATTGTTATATTTTAAACAAAATAAAATAAAAAAAAACAAGCAAAATACTTGCGTAATTAAAAATCTTGCCGTATCTTTGCAGTGTAAAATTAAAACAAGAACAATTATTAACAATTTAAACACTCAAAGAAAATGACAACAACAGACAAAACATTAGGCTTACAAGAATGGGTGAATGACAACAACTTCACCACTGAAACAATTAGCGATGAGGCAATAATCGAGTTCATCAAAAACAAATACAGATACTACAATTATGTAGATAGTATCGAAGAAGCAGAACAGTTGTACAATGAATCAATAGAAGACCGTGATGAGTGGTTAGGGTTAAGAGCATTAGATACACCCGAACGAATTGAAACGTTCATCGTTAAAGGTGAAGAAATTGAAGGGTATGCTCGATATGATGAAACCTATACAGTAGAGATTGTAGGTATAGCAGACCGTCAAGGCGGTGAAGAGCAGTTTTATATGATTGAAATTTCTCATCGCTAATAAACAATATTAACACTTAAAACACTTATAAAGATGAAATTAGAATTTTACACAACAAATAGCTACACCTACATTGTAGCAGGTAATGTTACTTTCAAAAAGAAAGAGCAAGGTTACCCACAAGTTAATGAAGTGCCTTATGAAAAGGTAGAGGCACAAAAATTCACAGAAAGACCATACTTTGTAACATTCATTGATGTAGATGGTGAAATTACCAACGAAAATCTGGATGAAGCGTACACTAAATTCTGCAATTTCTGCAAGAGAAAACACGAAGCAAAGAAAATTCAGAATGAGAAAGAAATGAAAGATTTAGAAGCTGACTTTCGTGCCCTTGAAAATGAAATTAAAGAGGGTAAAGTATTCGAGGCTAATGTAGATAACCTCAGTAGAATATTGTATTATCTTAATTCTATGAATTGGGGGGTATGGCGATTACCCAATATGTCAGTAGGTTACAGTGCGCACCAATATGATTACAATGGGCGCAATGTTACCACAATTAGCCTTGATGAACCTATTAACTATTATGGCGAAATGGTTAGTAAATTCAAAATAGGGGGTAGTCGCAATTTCTTGCCTAAGTATCGCTTTATTAGATAAATTAAAAGCCCCTAACACTACATTAGGGGCTTTACTTTGTAAATTTAAAACAAGTCTAACGATTTAAAACCCTTAGAAATGAGGGACAAAAATACAAAATATATGGATAATGACAAACTTTTTGAACTAAAAATGCCTAAATTCTTATTGGCATTACAGCCAGAGCCTGAGCATTTGCCTAATGGTTTTCATTTTATCTACTCTCCTCTCTACTTATCTCTGATATTGGTAATTAGAGAGCGCACACAGCAGATAGTTCTTAACAGAGAATTAAATAGCAAGCCTCAGAAATTATACGTATTCAATGAATATGAGAAGTTCAACCTCATAATAATTCAGAATAACGTAAAGATAACAGGAGGGGAATTAGCCCCAAAAATATCCGAAACACAATTCTTAGATGAAGCGTGGCAATGGTACAATACTAATATGATAACACAAGAATAATTATGACCTCGCACGAAAAAGTAATATACATCATTCAGCACTTAGAACTATCCGATAGCAAGGTAGCGCGTGCGATTCAGAAGAGTACATCAGCAGCAACTCACAAGCGAATGAGACTCAGAGATAACAAGTTCACCGATGAAGATTTTCAACGAATACGCGATTTCTACCTCGAAAAACTGAGAAATATAGAAAAATTGGAATAAAAAACTTCTAAACCTGTCCCTTACTAAAAACAAAAGGTAAAAGGCTAACAAACAGTCTTTTACCTTTTTTATTACCCCACAGCTACCCCACAGCCCTCCCTTAGCTTCACTACAGCCACCATACAGCCACCATACAGGCAACATACAGCCAACACCTCTAAAACACCCCGCAACCCCTTACTACACAACGCCTCGCTCCCCCTCTTACCTCTTATCTCTTAACTTCTTACCGTCCTTTCACAACACCCCAAAACACCCTACTTTTGTAGCAAATTCAGGTTTTACCCCTATTCCCTAACAACTAATGCTCAACCTTTGCAACCTCCCCGAATCCTTTACGCGCGAAATATCACACGTGCTATTGTTTGATGCTAATTCTTTCAGTTTCAATCAGAATATGCGCGCCCTTACCCCCAATGAAAATAGCTATCTATTGCGTATCGACCTGCATAACCCTGCACCTTATAACCGCAAGGTGAGTATCAAGCAGCAAAACCACAACGATTACTTCGATATACAAGTCTCCTTGCCCATCTACGATTTGTCTAAGGATACCCGCAAGAAGCTCATCGGCTTTCACAAGCAACGCCGTTACGTGGTCGCCCTGGTATCCGAGCAGGAAATGCTGGTAGTAGGCAACGCCCGCGAGCCTTTCACCCTCACTATCGACGACAATATAGTTGATAACGGCAAAGGCTCCGATACCTATATAGTTACCCTTACAGGGCAAACTATCATCTTCCCGAATATCAGTAAGATAACCGAAAAATTCCGTGTCCTTTTCTTTACCCCGCCTTTGCAATAATTTTGCACCATTAATGATTTGCCGATTAGCAAATTGGCAAATTAGCAAATTGACAAATTATTATGCTATTCTCTATCAATCATAATTACCTCGCTGAAAAACTCCCCGAACTCCTCTTAGCTTATCGTAAGGGGAGTTTCGAGAGTTCGCATTGGTATGAAGAGGATTACCACTATGATTTTCAGGAGCGCAACGCCTCTTTGCAACAAGGGCGCGACAGCTTCCCCGTAGTGGTAGATCTCAAGCAGCCCATCGTCAAATACACCTCTTACGGATATATCGGTACTCAATATATTATTACGTTATTAAAGGCGCTGGAATCGCACCAATCCGTTACCGCTATCGTGCTGGATATTGATAGCGGGGGCGGAATGGTTTCAGGCACTGAGGAGCTTGCCAGCGTTATTCGCAGTTTGCAAAAACCTACCGTAGCCTATACGGGCGGTTATATGTGCAGTGCTGCCTATTGGATTGCCAGTGCTTGCGACAAGGTAGTCGCCGCCCCCTTTGCCGATGCCATTGGCAGTATAGGCACGATGATGAGTTTCCAAGATTTTGCGCCTTTCTTAGAAAAATACGGTGTGAAAGTCCACGAACTCTACGCTCCCGAAAGCACCGAGAAAAACAAATGGTATCGCGACCTCAAGGAGGGTAACGAGAAAACCGTATTGCAAAACCTATCCGATACCAACGCCCGCTTTATAGGTAGCGTAAAAGCCTACCGTCCCGATGCCAAAGAAGAAGTTTTCAAAGGCAATACCTATAATGCTAAAAAAGCCAAAGCAATGGGACTGATAGACGAAATAATGACACTTAACGACATAATTAGTCAATTAGCAAATTAAAAAAAGTATGAAACACGCAAGAATCGCCGCTATATTGGCACTCGCCAGTATCGACCTGAAAAGTCCCTTATTTGGGAATGAAAAGTTTGTAGAGCTCAAAGAATCGCAGCTCGACAAGATTGAAGCCGCCTTAGCAGCTGCCGAAACCGCTGCCGACAACACCGCCCTCGAGCAGCTTATGGCAGAGCTGAAAGCCAACAACGAAAAGCTATCGGCAGAGAAAACAGCCCTTACCGCTGAAAAAGAAGCCCTCACCGCGCAAGTAACCGCCCTTACTGCCGAAACCGAGAGCCTCAAAACCGAACTCAACAACCGCCCCGCACACTCATTGCCTGCTAACGATGGCAAAGAGTCAGCCGATAACAACGGACTTATTGACGGGTATTTAGACCCTAACGATGCTCACAACAAATTCTTAAACGAAATTTAACACTATGGCAAAAGAAAAAACAATGAACGTAGATCAGATTAAAAATGAACTACTTCGCTACATCAGCACCAAACCTAAACTATTGCAATCTGCGATACTGTCTAAAGAGATTTTACTCAACGCACACTCTCGTACCCTCACCAAGGTCAGAGGCGAATACGTATCGTTGGATTCGCTCATTGGGCACGTCGTACAAGGCTTCAACTCCAAAAAGTGGACGCCTTATGGCGAATTGCAATTCCGCAAAAAAATAATGAGAAACTTCCATCAGAAGGTGGATTTTGAACTCGACCCCGCCGAAATTATAAGCACTGTACTCGAAGAGATGTACGACGAAGGAAAGAGTTTGAAAGACAAATCAATCTCTAAACACGCTATTGATTCGCTTTTGAAAAAAATCATCTCCGATGTGAACATCTTATCAGTTACTGGTAAGTACGATGCCTCTAAGATAGGACTTGCCACACCTGAGTTTGGCACTTCTATGGATGGGCTAAATGAAATCATCGCCAAAGGTTTGAAGAATACCGAAAACCCATACTTCCTCATTCCTGCCGATGCTATCACCAGCACTAACATCATCGATGTAGTAACCGCTTATGAGCGTGGTTTGCCTGCGGGAGCGAAAGACCAAGTAAAGAAAATCTTTATGAGTGTGAATGATGCCGAGAACTACCAAATTGCCTACGAAGACAAGTTCGGGCAAAACAAGTTCCAAGACAACGCCCTCAAAACCCGCTTAGGAAAACGCGAAATCGTCGCTATCCCTAACCTCAAAGACGGTACCATTGTATCAACTGTGGAAAATGGTTTTGTGAAGATGGTTGACATCGTCGACAATCCTGCTACTATCACCGATGTACAAGTAGATAAACGTATCTTGAACATTATGGGTGAATTTACTTTAGGGTATGATTTTGCTATCAATGAGCTTACTTATGTGTACACTTCCGACGGCACCAAAAAACGCGGATTGAACAACAAAGACCTCAATGAACTCTACTACCCTGAAGAAAAAGGATTAGAAGCTTAATAAGGTTTCGGGGTCAGGTATCAGCCCCTGACCCCTATCCTCTAACCCCTAACACCTAATAAAAATGGCAAAAGAAGAAAAAAATACACCCGTCGTAGGGGCGAATGGCAATTCGCCCGAAATTGATAACGCCTCTACCGAAAGCAACGATACACAAGTACAAGCCCTCAACGAGCGTGAGGCTGTTCTCAACGAGAGAGAAGAAGCCCTCAACCGCCGTGAACTCGCACTGAATGAGGTTGAACAACAGCTCAACGCTCGCGAACAACAACTCAACCAATATGAGGAGCAACTCAAGGGAACTCCCGAAAAACCAACAGAAGAAGCGCCTCACAAAGGACACGAGTTTACATTCCGCAATGTGAGTTACAAGTTTGCTGACGATGCGCCTCAAATGTTGCTTATCGGCGGTGAAGCCCTCTCACAAGAAGAAATTGCTAACGACGAGGATCTACTCCTCCAACTCATCGGCGGACAATCACCGTTAATTAGCAAATTAGAAAATTAGCAAATTAGAAAATTGATATTATGGCAAAAAATTGTTTTGATAACGTACCCCACGAAAGCCTCGATGCTTGTCCTAACGACGAAGTCAGCGGAGGCATCAGCACACGCATTTTGTACGCTCCTAAGGCGTTTGTCGATAAATGCGTATTGCCCGCTAATACGGGCGAACTCGGCAAAGCCAACACCATCGAAGATGGCAACCTTACCCTTATCGCTTCCAAAGCCTTCAAAGGTATCGATGCTCAGATAGACGAGGGAGAACTCAAAATCACACTCGTAGGCAATGCAGGCAACAAAAAAGCGAAAACCGAGTTAGAGTTTAAGATAGCTCGCTTTAGCGATGTAACCCTCGATTTCATCAACCGTTACAAAAACGTACCGATGATTTTCGTAGTCCCCGATGCTCAAGGCACGCTATGGGTAATAGGCACCAAGATCAACCCTGCTTATGTAGATAGTGCCGAAGCCACTACTGGCAAAAAAGCCGAAGATGATAGCGGTATTACCCTCAAGCTCATCACAAACTCTAAACCGTACAAGTATGCAGGAACAATCGCCGAAGCCTAAGACTATCACGAATGACGAGAAGCAAATAACGAATGCCGAATTACAAATTACGAATGATTCGGCATTCAAATCATTGCTTCCTGAAGGTACCGCCTACTTCACCAAACCCAAAGAATTAGGGGGCGGATTAGAGGCAGTCGATTTGAGTCGTATTCCTTACAATGTCAAAAGCCTATACATCGCGGGCTTCCCTTACTATGCTTTGCAAGAAGCAGCTGCCGAGTTATTAAAATCACTCAGCACCGAAACCCTGCAACAGCTCATAGAGAAGAAAAAACAACAATACCCGCCCGATGTACCTATCTTAGAGCGCGCCTTAGCATTGAAAAAAGCTGTTAGCCCAGATACCTAATGTCTAATTACCGAGAACAATATAAACGTTTGCTCATAGAGTACGAACGCCTTGGAGGCAATCTTCAGGGCGTTCCTCGCTTTTATTCCTTAGAGAACGAAGCAAAGCTAAAAGCAAAACTCAAAAGCCTCACCCCCCGTTCCCCCCTCTCCGAAAGCGAGGGGGACAATCCGCAAACTGACAAATCAGCAAACAGCCCGTGCGGCTCGCACCAAATTGACAAATCAGCAAATCGGCTCATCTCCGATTATCCCCAATCCCTACACCCCATATACCTCGCCAAAAAAAAACAGTGGTTACAAGCCTGCTCGCTCAAGTTAAGCCTTAATGCCCTCCCAGCCGACCAAGAAAGCCAAGCCCGCGCCCTACAGCAACAGCTATGGCAACTATTCGAGGAAATGGACGCCTGCGATACCGTGCTCGACCATTGGAGTAAGTACAAACGCATATTGCTACCCACCGCCCCCTCCCAAGAAGAAGCGTTAGATAAGTTGAGCCCTACACAACTGGTACAACGCCTGCACACCCTGCGCAGCAATATCGTATCGAGGGAAAAAAGCCTAAGAAAGTGGGTACTACAAGCCGAGAGCCAAGAGGGAGAAAACTTTACTTTGATAGAAAAAATATTCAGAAAAACCGAAGAATTAAAGCAACTAAAGCTGTTAGTAAAAACAATTGAAAAAAAGATAAATGTAAAATAACATTTTAGGAGGATAAAAAAAGTCCTCCGTTATTAAATAAAAAATTCCTACATCTTTTAAAATAATAGCCATCAGGCACGGAGGACTTATGTTTTTCCGCCTGCTGGCTATTTTATTATTTAGATGTAGGAGGTGCAAAGATACAAAATAATTTTAAATAACAAGTAAAATAATGAAATCTATATCAAAAATTTGGCAAAGAACACCCATAAGTTATTATGGAGGAAAACAAACTATGCTTCCTCATATTCTACCACTAATACCCCAACACAAGATCTATACAGAGCCTTTCTTTGGTGGTGGAGCTGTTTTTTGGGCTAAAGAACAAACAAAAACAGAAATTATAAATGATTTCAATGCTAATGTTTTCAACTTCTATAAAGTATTGAAAACTGATTTTGAAGAATTAAGAATGTTAATAGAAAAAACTATTATCAGCCGTGATGCTTATAAATCAGCATTAGTAATTTATAACACACCCCATTTATTTTCAGAAAAACAAAGAGCGTGGGCATTTTGGTTTGCTACAAATTTTGGTTTTTCTAATCAAGTAATGAATTGCAGAATTACTTCTAATTCAAAAAATGTAAAACTTTTGAATAATAAAATAGAAAGTTTTACTGATGTATATTCCCAACGATTGAAAAATGTACAATTAGAGAACAATGATGCTTGTGAAGTAATTCAAAAACGAGATTCATTAGATACATTTCACTATTGTGATCCTCCTTATGTTGGGGCTAACCAAGGTCATTATGGTGGTTATACACAAGAGCATTTTAATGAATTGCTAAAAATATTATCTCAGATTAGAGGTAAATTTATTTTGAGTTCTTATCAGAATGAAGAGCTGACAAAGTATGTTAATCAATTTGGTTGGAAACAACAAAAAATACTACTACACTTAGGAAGTAGTCACACAAAAAACAAAAAAAGACAAGAAGTATTAACTTTAAATTTTTAAATATGCAAGAAATATTAGCACCTTTAGAATGGTATACCGTTCAAAGAAAAGTTTCGGAACTTGTCCCTTACGAATACAACCCCCGAAAAATATCCGATTTAGACAAAGAACGTCTCAAAAAATCATTAGAAAAGTTCAATTTGGTAGAAATTCCTGTGATTGATATTGACAACACTCTCATTGGAGGACACCAAAGAGTAATAATTCTCTTTGAGTTAGGAAGGGGAGAAGAAATCATAGATGTTCGTATCCCTAATAGAAAACTTACAGAGGATGAATTTAAGGAATACAATCTTAGATCAAATATCCTAAATGGTGAATTTGACTATGAGAAAATATCTGAGTTTTTCTCTGATATTAACCTTACAGAAATAGGTTTTGATATTAATTCGTTTGATGATTTTATTCAATCAGAAAACGCTGTGAAAATAGAAATAGAAGAAGAAGTAGATATTACTCCTCCTAAAAACATTCAATCTAAGGAAGGTGATATTTTTGAATTAATTTCAACACAGAAAGGAATTACGCATAAAGTTATCTGCGGTGATTCGACCAAAGAAAAAACTTACAAAAAACTACTTGGAAATGAAATTTTTCAATTAATAGTTACGGACCCTCCTTATAATGTAAATTACGAAGGTGGAACCAAGGATAAACTGAAAATAAAAAATGATAAAATGAGTGATACTGCTTTTTTTGAATTTCTATATGATTTTTATCAAAATACATTCAACCACTCAATGATTGGTTGCCCTACTTACATCTTTTACTCAGATTCTGAGGCTGTAAACTTTAGAACCGCAATGCAAAAAGCTGGATATAAGATTTCAAGTGTATTGATTTGGGTTAAAAATCAATTTGTTTTAGGAAGATTAGATTACCACATGAAGCACGAACCTATATTGGTAGGAGAAATTGAAGATGTCGAGAATGTAAAAAAACATCAACCAATTCTCTATGGTTGGCAATCAGAAGGTAAACACCCTTGGTACACAGATAGAAAACAGTCCTCTGTTCTTGAGTTTGATAAACCTAAAAAAAATGCAGATCATCCAACTATGAAACCTATAGAACTTATAGGTTATCTTATCAAAAATAGTTCACAACAAAAAGATATTGTAGGAGATCTATTCCTTGGCTCAGGCTCTACTCTTATAGCTTGTGAAATGAATTGGAGAACGTGTAGAGGAGTAGAGTTCGATCCTCAATATATGGATGTAATTATACGCCGTTGGATAGCCTATATGAAAACAAATCATTTAGGTTTTAAAGTTATTTGTAACGGAGAAGAACTTACACAGGAAAAAATAAACCTCTTTTTAGCAAAAGAAAGTGAATAAGTTTTTTCAAAAGTTAAAGTTTTCTAATATACTGAAAATAAATTGATTATAATTTGCAAGATTCATAAATATGTTGTTACTTTGCATCGTAGTTAAATGATAATCAATATATTACAATTATGACAGTAGAACAAATTTTAAATCAGAATTCAACCAAAAAAGAAAAAGCATTTGCATTTTATTCATTAGGTTACACTCGCCAACAAGTAGCAGATTTACTATGCAATGGAAATTATGGTTATGCCCATAATATGTGGAAAAAATGGAATGAAATTCAATCTACTATGCCATTGGACAATGTTTTTGAATTTTTATTCAACAGACGTTTTGGAGTAGAAATAGAATTCTTCGGTGCTGCACAAAGTACTTTAGAAAGAAACTTGAGAGCAGAAGGAATAAGATACGAGTTTGAACGTTACAATCACGAAACTCGTAATCATTGGAAGTTCACTACTGATTCAAGCATTCGTGGAGATCATCCATTTGAAATGGTGAGTCCTATACTACAAGGATATGAAGGGCTTCAAAGTTTAAAAAAAGCTACTACAGCTCTCCGTTTAAGTAAAACAAATGTAAATACAAGTTGTGGAGTTCACATTCATTTAGAAGTTAATGATTATTCCTTAGAGAATATGAAAACATTAGTTAAAAACTTTTATATATTGGAAGAGCAATTTGATAAGATGATGCCTGAGAGCCGTAGAAATAACCAATATTGTAAAGGTTTATCTATCTTAGGAAGTAAAGACACTTTCTTTTCAAACCTTAATAATTGCAGAAGTGTTCGTGAGATAGTAAGTTTATTCAATACTCGTTATTTAAAGTTGAATTTACAAAGTTATCTCAAATATGGTACGGTTGAATTTAGGCAACATTCAGGCTCTACAAAATTCAGTAAAATCAAAAATTGGATATTGATTTGTGCGCGTTTGGTAGAGTTCTCAAAACAAAATATTGTATTATCAAATTTAGAAACAATTTTAAATGAAGAACTTACAGAATATTTTGAGGAGCGGGTATTGGATTTTGCTTAGTAATTACTATCTTTGCCCCCGTATGAAAAAGGTGAGGATAATAGATACAGGAGAAACTTTCACGGCAGATGATTGCCGTGAAATAGTTTCTTCTTTGAAAAAAATGAATACTTTTACCTATAATTTGGATAATAATACTTACATGGTTCAATATGCCAAACGAGCTGTATTATGGGATAATTTAGATATTAGAGCTACAGATGAAGATGCATTTGTAGAAGATCTAATGAAGAACAATATTATTGAGGTTTTCCCTTTGGAAAAACTAAATTGATTATTTTTAACTACTTAAAAAGTCTTTCTTTTATTTAAAGAAAGACTTTTTTATTGTATTCTTGCAAGGGTAAAATATTGTTTGTAATTTTGTGCCTAAAATTTGAATATTTTATGAGAAAAATTATTTTATACTTAATAATTTTATTAAATATTTCTTACGAACCTAAATATTCATTGTATAGTTCTTTAGAAGCAAATACATCAACAAAAACAACAAATTATCACAATAAATATAAAACATCTACAAGCGGGTCAGGTACTATTTATGTAAGAGGTTATTATAGAAAAGATGGAACTTATGTAAGACCTCATACAAGAAGTTCAAGAAAAAAATAATTAACAAAAATATAAAATTCATGAAAAAGTTTTTATTAATTTGTATTGCATTAATTTTTGTTGCTTGTGACAAAAATTATAAGTATGTTGAAAGTGTTGAAGAAAATTTAACACAAGAAGAAAAAGAAGACAACTTTACTGAAAAGAATGACACTTTGGCATTTTTGAAAGCTTACCGTAAATTCTTGGTGTCTAAAAAATTAAAAGAAGATTTGAAAAAACATAATGTATCAAACAAAACAGTAAAAGGTTTTAAATTATTCAACTCAAACGGACAAGAAATTTCAACAATCTCTTTTGTTACTCGTGAAAAAATAATGAGAGAAATTGAAAAAGAGGTTATGTCAAAGCCAAGTACATTAGACAAAATTAAAAGTGATTTAGAAAAGGATAGATTAGCTAATATTGATTCTTCAAAGGTAAAAGAATTAGCCCCTTTGTTTGTAGAAAAGAATGATGAATTTGAAGGACATTCTTGGATTGAGCCTAAAACAAAGCCTAAATATAGAAATCAAAATGCCTTTTATCTTTATTTTATGAAAACAAAAGAAGGATACCCTACAAATCTTCGTTTTGTTGGACAATATGCAGCAGATGATTGGTTATTTATTCAATCTATTAAATTTAATATTGATGGTAATATTTGGGATTATACTCCTAACAAAATAGAAAGAGACAATAATACAATGATATGGGAGTGGTTTGATGATAATGTAGGAAGTGTGAATGCTGGATTAGTAGAAGCTATAGCTTATGCTGAAAAACCTATAAAAGTAAGATTTATAGGTAGGCAATATTATAAAGAAAAAACTATTTCTAAAAAGGAAATAAAATCATTTCTTGAAACTATTCAATACTATAAAGCTTTGGGAGGAAAATATTAAAATAAAAGAAATAACCTGCAAAAATTTTGTAGGTTATTTTTTTGTTCTTACTTTTGCAACGCGTAATCAAGAGCAACACTTGTACAATGTTGCAAGAAAATAATTATTATAAAATATTCCGTGAAGGTGTGTATAGTAGTAATGCTATACAACAAAAGCATCCGTGCTCTTGATTACGCAACACCCACTCACGGATTTTTTTATTTCTTCAACACAATGAACGACTATAAGGAAATCCTCAAAACATTACTCTTGCGGTATTATACGCCTCATCCTATAGGGGCGGTTGAAAAGCAATACAAAACTACCTCGCAGGTGCTCTATATGGCACAGGGCATTATCCCTTCCGAACCCATAGACCAGCACGATGTTTACGATGTACTTCAAGAATTAGGGTTCACCATCGAACTGGTACAAACCCCCGATGATACGCTCGTATATTGTTGGTGTATGTACAAAAAAGCCTTGCAATAGCAAGGCTTTTTTTTGTCCTTTTTTTAAAAAAAGCTAAGTTGTACTTTTGCAAAGTAATCAAACCTCTAAACAAATGGACCCAAAGTACAAATTTTCACCCGTACCAGGCGAATTGAAAGAATACCTATTTGCCTACAATGGCATCCTCGCCATTCGCAATTTTACCGCCCGTGTGGAGAACGACCGCCTTATCCTCCACAACGCTGACGATGTGAACTTCTCTATCCTTGATGCCCTTGTGAGCGAAGTGGAGATCAACGGCGTGGTATACGACAATCCCACCGATGCTCAAGAAGCTCTCTCACGCCTTACTTTTAACAAGAATGTACCCGTACTGCTCACCCGCGAACAGCGTGATATGATTATCAACTCGGTACAGAAAGAAGCAGGCAAAGGCCTAAGCAGCAATGATTTTACAAATGAGCTCAAGCAAAAACTCGAAGGCTTACAACCTACCAATACTTCAGAACTTGTACCTAAAGGCGGTTATGACGGCACAGGGCAAGAACTCAAAGATGCTATTGACAACCTGCAAACTAAAATGGGGCAGGTAGAAAACACCCTCTCCGTAGATGACATCGCCTTTGACACCCTGCAAGAAATTGTAAACCAAGTAAAAAACAACAAAAACCTCCAATCCCTTCTCACCGCCAAAGTAGATAAAGAAGCAGGCAAAGGCTTGTCGGCTAACGACTTTACCGATGAACTAAAAGAAAAATTGGAAAACTTTTCATACCTTAGTGATAACCTTATTAAGACAAATTCTTGTTATCCAAATTTTCTTTTAAAAGAAAATTTTCAAAAAGGAGTTTTTTTTGCTTTAGAAAGGTATGTAATGTACTTAGGTAACTTTATACTGTGTTATGTAGGTAAAAAATTAGGTGAAGGCACCGATATTTATGTGTCTACAGAAAGAATTGACGACTCAAGTTATCTCCCAAAAAACTACCATTATAAACCTATAAAGGCTACTCTTATTCATTATGAAGCTAGTAATGAAAATTGCATCTACCTTGTAAATGGAGAAGAAAATAACTTTAGTAACTCAGGATTCCTTAAAGTGGTTTCTCAAGACTATTTTAGCTATTTAGCTTTGTTTAAATTTGATAATTTCCCTATGTATAGGACAGACCCCGATAGTTATGTTAATTACGCTTGGGAACTTTTAATTAATGACGGTTTTCGAGATGCACATAAAGGTTTATTAAACATTGTAGACACAAAAGGGAATGATACAGATATATTTTTAAGATATGAGGAAAAAGCTCGTTACACCGTAATGAAAGTAGGAAACGATGTAGGCAACATTACTTTTTTTAATGAACTCAATATTGAGGTTGAGGGTAACCACAAGATTACAGGTAAGGCAGGTTCTACCGCTGAGATTGTTTGTTACGGAAACAAATATTATTTCAAAATACATAACGTAGAATAACTCGATGGAAAAGATATTTGTAATTCTTTGGATACTACTCGGTATCTACATTCTCGTACTCCTTATGATATTCGCCGACCTTTGGAGTGGCTTGCGCAAGGCTAAACGTATCGGTGAAACACGAACTTCCTATGGCTATAGGCGTACCATTAGCAAGATGGCGCAGTATTACAACCTGCTCATCGCTGGCAGTATCGTTGATAGTATATATGGATTGCTCTGTTGGTACTTAGAAAACTATTACCAAACCTCGTTGTGGCTATTTCCATTTATCACATTCATTATAGCGTTAGTACTGTGTCTAATCGAAATCAAATCGATACGCGAAAAAGCCGAAGATAAGGTGCGGTTTGACCGAGCAGGACAAGTTGTTCAGCAAGTGTTTATCAATCGTGAGAACTTAGAGGAAGTTGCTAAAACCATCTCTAATTATATGAATGAAAAAGCTGAACAGTCCGAAACATCTGAACAATCCGAAACCCCTCAAACCTCTAATAACGAATAACAATGACCCCAAAAGATTTTGTAAAAAAGTATAAGCCTTTTGCTTTGGAAAGCGAAAAGAAAACGGGTATCTCTCACCTCTTCACCTTGGCGCAAGCTGCCTTAGAAAGCCGTTGGGGTGAACGTGCAGAAGGTTATAATTTCTTTGGCATCAAAGCTAAAGCAACTACGCCACTGCCTAATAAGCAACTATGGGTTACTAAAGAGGAGTTGGCAGTTCCCAACTCTAATAAATTCCCTGAAGTGTTGAGTATTACCAAGCTTTCTAACGGTAAGTATCTCTACAGAGTAAAAGATTGGTTTATGAAATACATCACACCTGAAGAAGGGTTTAGTGATCACTCGCAATTCTTCTTCATCAACAAGCGATATGCTAAAGCCTTGTTGGTAAGAAATGACCCATACAAGTTCGCTGATGAAGTAGCAAAGGCGGGCTATGCTACCGCTACTAATTATGCGAAAATCTTGAAAGACGTGATCAAAACCATAGAAAAGAATAGCTAATGAAATGTGTTACTTGTATATTGCTTTTTATGTTATTTATCTCGTGCAACACTAAAAAAATGGTTGCCGAGAAAGTTGCTACGCAAACCTCTGAACTCGCTACGGTGGGTTCAGAGTTTGCTACATTACAGCATTCACTACTCACTTATCAGTTGAGCACGGTAGGACCCGATACGCCCTTAGAATACACTCACGAGGTAGGTGGTAAAGTGGTAGAGCGGATTACCCTCAAAGGGGGTACGCTCAGTGTTGTGAAAAGTGATGAATTTAAAGTGAGTAGTAATACAACGAGTGTTACCTCCAAAACCTTTTCTTTTACGAGTACTAAACATAAACAAGTACAGCGCATATCTTTCAATTATTGGTGGTTATTGTTATTGTTCTTATTTCTTGCCTTTTACCTCTTATATAAAAAAAGATGACCGATTATTTCATTACCTCTCAATTCGTGTTAGACCTTTCGCGCATTGCTATCTCTTATCAAGAGGAGAACCCGCGATTTAAGGATACTTTCTTCACTCAGTATTCATTGCCTTTCGAGTTCCAAATGAATGCCGACTTGCGCTTGCGTATGGGTAATTATACCGTCCTCAACGCCACCAAACTCAAGAAGAAGTACGATGGTTATCACGTGTTGGATGGGCGCGCGCGTAAAGGTACGCTCGAAATACTATCGGTAGAAGGGAACTTAGTGTCGGCACAAATAGATTCGGGCTTTGAACAGTTGCCTAACTTTGAGAAGAAGCTATGTGACCTTCCGCTTTTGCGTAAGCGCATACCCGATATATACACTCACGCCAACGAGATAGTCGCTAAAAAGTACCCCGAAGTGGATTACAACTTTCCTAAAGTGGTATACCCTAAAGATAAAAGCCAAAAAGGTTGGGAATTGTTCTTTCAGTTTATCAATAATTATGGTTCAGAAGGGTTTATTCGCAACGAGGCTAATAGAAATTACAACATTATGCACCCTATGCCTTACCTGCTCTATGTACTCAAAACAGGGTTTGCCGATGCAGGCTATGAATTGGCAGGCGACATCCTCACCGATGAAGATTTCACCCAGCAGGTGTTGTACAGCAATACACCCTACTACCTCACGACTGCTCAGCAAGAACACACCCTCACGGCTATAGACCCTACCTACGAATTTACTACGGCAGGTACGTGGCGGTTGGTATGCGATAACCAACCGATAAGCGGGGAGGTGAACATTCGTTTAAAGCTCGACAATGTAATCATTCGTGAATTTAGTTTTGAAAAACCTGACACGCTCAGCTTTACCCAAGTACTCACTATCGACACTACCGCACAAACATTAGCATTAGAGATAGAAGGTACTCCACAGCCTCAACTCTCTATGAACCTCAATATCGTAGCCCAACACAGCGAGGACGGCAATGTGATAGAACAGGTAATCAACCCTAATATAGTAGACCTTAAACGCGCCGTGCCCGATGTTACCTTTGGCGAACTGGTGAAGACAATTAAGAATTGGAAGAATTACGATATATTTATTGAGGGACACAAATTGTATATGAACCGTATTAAGGTAGAAGAACGTACGCACGCTAAAGATTTCCGCCCTTGGGAAGTACGCGAACCTAAAAAAACATTTCTTACAAAGCAGTCGTACCTCATCAAATTTCCCGAAATGGACGATAAAGCCTATCAGTTGCCCGTCGTGCAGGTAACCGCTGATAGTTACCAGGTGCTCAATGCTCAAGAAGCTACTCAACTCACCAATGTTACCGAAATACAAATAGGTGGTTACTGTTTGCCTCGTATAATGTATAAAGGATATTATACAGCTATAGCGCGCAAGAGTGGAGAGCAAACTATTGGAATGATATGTTACGACGGCTTGCACAACGGACAAAATCACGCAGGGTTTCGCAAAGCCCTTACACCTCCCTTAGTAGCTGACTATTGGAAAGATTGGTACAAGATGCGTATCGCAGCCGTCGAATACACGTGGAGCTTTGTATGTAACAAAAACCAATTCCGCCACATTGCCTTGCGCGACACCATTCTCGCCTATAACCAGCGTATGCTTATCAAGAGCCTTAATAAATCCGTGCTCGATAAAGAGCATTACCAAGTAGAAATCACCACAATAGCTATCTGATGTACACCGCTTTTACTAATCTGAATGTTTTCAACGACAACCGCCTCAATACCTATCTCGACACTATTTACAGTGCCGTTTTAGAAGTCTTCACTACCGAGCAACTACCCGTAGTGTGTGGTTCGGTAGCCAAGGTAATGCAAGGAGTATATTCCGAGAACTACCTTGCCAAAGACATCGACTTAGTGATAGAAAGCTGGCAAGTGCACCGCTATTTAGAACACCAGCTGCCTTTGCTATTTCCTAATGATAGAATAGAGGTGCGCCCCGAGCGGGTAATACTCTTTACTTCTTTCATTGCTATTGAGTTTTGGCGACCTAACGAATCTATACAAACCGCTCTATACAAAAATCTTATAAAATACAAATGCTATGGCTATTAGAACCTATATTGATAAAGAATGTCACTCTACCCGATTGTATACCACCTCACAAGGTGGTTATGAATATGGAGAAGTGTGCTATGAAGTAGAAAAACCTATCGCTGATTGGAATATCTCACCAGCTACTATCCTTAAAGAGTGGCATCCCTCACAGCCTATACCTTCTACCGAAAACCTTACGGTGCATTATCCTGAATTGGGATTGCTTACCGTATACAAGAAGTACAAGGGATTTCGTTATTATGCGCGTATTGCTACCAATGAATATGCAGAACTCATTGCCCCTACAGGGGAGGACTTAGAAAACCTTATCGGACTGCAACATAACCTACAGTTGCGTTACAACAATTTCAGTAAGTTGCCTGAAAAAGGCGATGTAAAAATAAAAGTAACCTTAGGGGTGATTGCTACCGAAGAGAAGAGCGGTAAAGTAAACGAGATAGACCTACCCACCGAGCGTAAAGAGGTAGTAATTACTTTACGCCGTACCGATAAAGTTACCCCAAACCCTAAACCTAATGAACGCCCAGTACTCAATATGGTGCTCAACACGGCTACCAAAGAACTCACGGGTGACACTTCATTTACATTCCCTACGACACCTCTTGATTATTATCACGAAATCGTATTACATCACGATTTTTGGCACTATAAAGGATTAGGAGACTACATCAATTTTGGTACAAGAACAGAATGGTACAAGGATCATTCTATCAATACCCCTTTCACAATTAAAGGAGTTGAATGGAATAGTATTGGGCGCAGTCTATTTGATATAACCCTAACAGGAACAAAAAACAATGCAACAGCAGTATTCTCTCTCTCCCAGTTTTACAAAGAAAACCCTACTATAAAAACTCTTAATTTTGATTTGAGTAAAACCCAAACACTTACTTTTGAAAGTTATTTCAGAACAAAAGATTCATTTGGAGTTTCTCACTACTTTACTATCAACCTCACTGTTATCAACGATACTACCGCTTTTCATATCGACAAAAAGGAATTTAATTACCTGCTGAAAACCGATAAAAAAGAGCGCGCTGAAGGTACATTTACTATCAAAAACCCCAACCGCCTCACCTTTACTATTAACAATGTCGATTTCTTGGAGGTTACCGAAATTAAAGGCAACGGCGAAGAGGAAGTTGTGGTAAAATTCCGCTCTCAATCTTCCGAAATGATGACGGTAGGCGAGCACAAAGGCTGGCTCAAAGTAACTTCTTCAGCGGGTAGCGAACAGATAGTGCAGGTACTTATTACCGTGCAAACGGATATAACATTCGCTACCAAAAAGGTGTATTTCTGTTTGGATAAAGAACTTACCCGCGTACGCCAAACAGCCTCCGAAAGTGAGTTTATATCGGTAGCCCTTACAATGGAGTTCAATGGCTATGGGCGTACCTTTAGCACTACTCAAACCTACGATTACGTTTTCTTTGAGGGTATGGCTACGGTGGATATAGGGCAAGAGGTACAAGACTTTTTTAGAGATATTACCCCTGCTTTAGAGGTGAACACTAATAAACTACTTGCTCCTAAAGAGATTTTCAAAGCGACCAAGGTATCAGCAGTAATTAAGGAAACCAATTTCAAAGGCGCAGTATTCAAAACGCATACCCTTACTGATTTGCACTACCTCCCTGGGAAGAAGCCTAAAGCCTATCCGTATCTCACTCAAAGCCGTTTGCGCTCTACTTACAAGCAGAGTCTTATATCAGTATCGGCACTTACCCAAGAGGTACGCGCTCGTTCGTTGGGGCAAATAGGCTCTAACCTTATCGACCTTTCGGCTATTAAGGACCCGCTGGCAGTAGCTAATTTCAGTTTCTTGCGCGCTACCGCCGATGAAACCTATGGGGCTACTTCTATTATCCGTAAGGAAACCCTTAGCCTCGAACCCAAGCCCGAACCTAATGGCACGCCTATCAGTGCGCTATTTCAAAACCAAAACTTCTGCCCCGACTGGTTTAGCTTTGCAGGCGAGTACGAAGCACTGGTAAGTTACGAGCACACCCTCGCCGACAATGTGCTACTGAGTGAGGACTACAAGGCGCAGGTAAAAACCAAGCGCACTTACAAACTCAATACGGGTTGGCTCTTTCCTGAAGAGATAGAAGTATTATGGGAACTCATCAAGTCGCCTGTATGCTTCTTGCGTATTGCAGACGAGTGGCTGAAGGTAATACCAATCACCCAAAAACCACTGTCCTTTGATAGCACACGCAACCTGCATAGCTTTGTCGTCGAATTTCAATTATCATCTAATGACTAATCTCTAAACCTATGTTCACCAATATCCAAGAAATCAAGCAATATACTAACGTTTCTAACCGTTTAGATTTCGACCTCCTCAAAACTTATATTGAGGAGGCTCTACGTGTGAAAGTATATCCGTATATACCCAAGTCTGTTGCCGACACCCTCCCTCACCCTTCGGGGGTTGGGGAACTTAATGCTCTCGAACTTCTCAAAAAAGCAGTAGCCAACTATGCAGTAGCTTATGCTATCCCTTTCCTCAAGGTGAATTTATCCAATACGGGTGGCAACTATTACTCCGATGATAAGATGGAGAAATCGCCTTGGTGGGATTTGCGAGACTTGGGGCTTTCATCTATTGCGATGGGTGACCGCGCTCTCAACGATTGTATCGAGTTGCTTATTACAGAAGGTAAGCTACAACGCGCAAGCGGTGTTATCAGTAGTGTGAATGAGTTTGAGAAGTATTACAGCCTCAATAACTCGTGGGAGGTTTTCACTAAACTACAGCCACTAATGCAATGGATGTGGGAAAGCATTATCGCACCACAAGTCAGCACCTGCACCCCCGATGACTTGCGGGCTTATCCTGCTATATGGGAAAAACTACAGCGTACCGTCGTTTTCTTTACGGTTGCCGAAGCTGCTCAAATGCATAGCTTCTCATTCACGGCTACCGCTATTGTGCAGCAGTGGGAGGAACTACCTTGGCAAAAAAGCAAAATACTCAACGCTGCCGAGCTTTACGCACTCGCCAAACGCTTGCAACAACTCGCACGCCACGAACTTGCTCAACTCAAGCAGCTGCTCGAAAAAGAAGCCGTAGCTTGCTATATACCTTCAACTACTGCCCAACAAGTAGAAAAGATGAAAAGCGGACTCTACTTCTAACCCCCTAACCCATAAATAATGGAACTTACCAAATTTAGCAAAGACAGCCTTTATCAGCGTATATCCGCCTCGTATATTGACGAGAATTTTCAGCTGCTCCCTGCCGAAGAGGCAGTGAAAACGCGTTTGCGCCATATACACGGCTTGCGCCTTTCTAATAAGTATTCTAAACACCAAGCCATACAGATACACATTCGAGAAATGGGCGTAAGCCAAGCTACCGCCTACCGCGATTACTCTTGGGCAATGCAAATATTTGGCGAACTCGATAAGTCTGACATCAATGCCGAACGGGCTATATTAGCAGATAGTTATTGGCAACTGTATCAGATGGCTTTAAAAGATAGAGATTTAGAACAAGCCCGCAAAGCATTAGACTCGTACTCTCGCCTATTCAACTTCGATAAAGAGGAGAAAGAAATTAACTTCGAGAAGATTACCGCTAATGAATACCACATACGTATGAGCCGTAAGAGTGCCAAGATGTTACGTGCTGCCCTCGCTTCAGGGGTAGTAGACTTCAACAGCTTGCCCGCTACCGATACCGACTACGAAGATATAACCGATGACCCCGACGATGAAACCTCTGATTAAACCTGTTAAACAAATCCTCCTCAACGCTATGCAGATGACAGCTGTATCTGCCAACCGCTATGCAGGTGTAAAACACATCTGTATAGAGGCGGGGCGTGGTACGGGTAAGAGTACCATACTCGGCTGGTTTGTGAAGGAAGCAGTAAAGCAAATGCCACGTGCTACGGGCGTACTGGTAGGGGCTACTTTTGTGCAGATAAAAAGCCGTACTTTCCCCTCTACCAAAGAGGGTTTGGAGATGTTCGGCTTTTACGAAGATGTAGATTATGTAGTAGGGCGTAACGGCAAGGCTCTCGGCTTCGAGATGCCTTTTCAAGCCCCCAACTCGTGGAGCAACGTGGTGCACTTCTCTAATGGTTTTATATTGGTGCTTGTATCTCTCGATGACCCTAATAGTGGGCGAGGATTAAACTCTTACATCGTTATTGGCGACGAAGCGGCACTGTTAGAACACGATAGACTCTTCAACAACGTACTGACAACTAACCGCGCCAAGAAGATAGAGTTTAACAAAGCAAGCCTGCTAAATGCTACTATCTTCACCTCGTCGGTTGCTCTTACTAAAACGGGGGAATGGTTCACCGCCCGTGAGAAACTCGCCAAACAAAAGCCTACCGAGCACCTCTTTATCAAAGCTAACGCCCACATAAACCAAGAAAACCTCAAACCTGGGTGGATTCAAGAAATGTACGAGCAGCGCGTGTCCGACCTACTGTTCAACGCCGAAATAATGAACATTCGCCCTGGTAAGGTTGCCGACGGCTTCTATGCCAAATTGTCAGCCGATAAGCATTACTATAAGTACCAGTACAACACCACCGCCCTGCAAGACTTCTCGCAGAGTTTCACACCCTCTTGCACCTACGACAACGATTTAGTAAGCGGTGTAGCTCTCGAACTCTCTCTCGACTTTGGAGGGCGCATCAATTGCGGTATTGTCGCCCAAGAAAGTAATGTCGCCAACACTATAACAATACTGAAAGACTTCTTTGTCAAAAACCCCCTTAAATTGTCAGATTTGATAAAGAAAATCATCGACTACTACGAGCCTCACCGCGCTACCTGCAATAAAATATACCTATACCACGACCGTTCGGGCTTCAAGAGCGAGGCAAACAGCAAAACCACCCTGGCACAAGATGTAGAGGATATGTTGCGCACAGCAGGCTGGCAGGTGTTCAATCGCACCCCCAACACCAATAACCCAAGCCATATCCTCAAATTCCGCCTTATCAACGAAATATTAGAGGAAAACAACCGCTCCCTACCCTTTGTCCGCCTCAACGAGGACAATTGCCCCAACCTCATCGTCTCTATGGAAAACGCTGCCGTCAAGCAGAAAGAAGACGCCTTTGAGAAGGACAAGAGCAGTGAACGCTCCACCACCATACCCCAGGAGCACGCCACCCACCTCTCCGACTGCTTCGACTACCTCCTATGGTGGAAATACGCTTACCTCCTCGATAACGCCTACCACGATAGCTTTATCATCACCACCGTATAAGTGCAACCCGCACAAAAAAAACTTCGGAAACTGTCCCTTACTAAAAACAAAAGATAAAAGACTGTTTGTTAGTCTTTTATCTTTTTTTATACCCTTACACCTTACTTCTTATCTCTCACTGCTTACCTACAGCACTATTCGAACCAACATACTGGCAACATCGAACCTACACCCCGCAAACCCTTACTACACAACGCTTCACGTCCCCTCTTACCTCTTATCTCTTACCTCCCAACCGTCCTTTCACAACACCTCCAAACACCCTACTTTTGCCGTACCATTCGTTTTACACATAATATTATAGTTAGTTGGAGAGCGTGCCTACAATAGTGGGTACGCTTTTTTTGTATAAACCACACAGTATGTAACAGTAAAAAAAATGAAAAAAAATTGAAAAAAGTTGCTAAAATATTTGCATACTATGAAAAATCATAGTATCTTTGCAGTGTTAAACAAAAACAGTAAAAATGGAAGAAGAATTAACAACGAGTCAAGAACTCACAGAATTAGAATGGGAACTTATCCAAGCTATTAGAAATTACAAAAGAGCTTACCCTAATGGAGCAAGAAACTTATTAGCTTATGTAAGGGAATTGTTTGATAGGTTAATTTATGGTTAAACTAAGCCCCCTTTTTTAGGGGGCTAAAAAACACAATACAATGGAAATAGTAGCAAAACAAACAAAACTCACAATGATGCAACAATTAGAGGATATCATTGTAGATGTTTCTTGGGGAAGATTATCACAAGAATATTTTGGCAAATCATCTTCGTGGATGTATAATAAATTACACGGGCGCGATGGTAACGGAGGCGTAGGGGAGTTTACCCCTGCTGAAAAAGAACAATTACAAGGAGCCTTATACGACATCGCCGAACGTATCCGCAAGGCAGCCAGTACCATAACACAGTAACCATTGTTACTGTTATTGTTTAACACCTTTAGGGGCGCACTCATCACCGAGTGCGCCCCTTTTCTATCCCCTGAAACCTGAAACCTAACACCTGCCACCTGCCCTCCACCATATATCACCCCATTTTCCTAAATTCAAATTGTAAAAAACATTAAGGCGGCGATGGGCTTCTTCGCCTTTCAGTGAGCATACGCCCGCACCCTCACCCGCTTCACCTATTCAATATCAAGCACTTAACAATTTTATAATGATAAAAAAGGCTGTCCTTTCCAAATAAAACCCTACCTATTACCTTTGCCCAATAAATCACAAACTCTTATGAACAAAGCATTTTTAAAGGACGTACTGGCTGAAATGAGAAAACTCGATGAGCGTAAAAAGCCCATACCCTTCACTATAACCGTACGCACTTACAACAAGCAAAACAGCTTTGGTGGCAAACTCTGCACTTACACGGGTGCAACCCTTATGCAGCAACCCCGCAACAAGCAAGATTTTGAAAAGAACCCCAATCACTGGCAAAACAAAACCCGCAATCTCAAACTCAGCGACGGCACTATAAAGAAAATTTGTATCCTCTTTATCGTCGCTTTCAACGGAAAAGAAGTAATCTATTAATTAGCAAATGAATATAGTAACAAAAAAAGATTTATCCGATAACTACGGAAAACCTGTATTCTATTTTACAAAGTTTTTCCCTGAAGGATACAAACCTCCTAAAAATATAATGAAAAGAACAGCCAATGAAGAATATCAAGGGAGTATCTTTTTTAGTAAAGAAAATGCTAACCGTATTCTTTCATTAGATGTGTGGAAAACGTGTATATATCCATCTATCTATCTGCTACGCGACGGCTTCTGTTACAATATCGATTGGAACGATAGCGAGTATATTGAAGTAACCAAACGCGCAGGCAATCAAATGAACGTACTACAAATGGTATCAATTATTATTAACGACTTTGGCTACACTTACCAAAGTGAAAAATGGAAATAATGAAACAAATCGACAAAGACATTTACATTTTTACCGTAGGGGCGAATGGCAATTCGCCCTCAAATAGCAATTCGCCCAAAGCTGCTGTACTCTTCGGCTCTGATAAGCAAAGCCTTTCCACCCCCAAAACGCAAAAAGATTCAAGCGACACCGATAAGTACGCCGCTTGGGGCGACAATAACCTATACCCACAAGAGTTTACCAAAAAACTTAACAAAACGGGCGCGGCTATTGGGGGCTTGGAGGTGCTCATCTCCGCCCATTACGGCTTGGGCTTCCGCCTCTACCAAGATGTAGAAACCGACGAGGGTGTAACCACTCGCGAACGCCTCCGCTCGGCTTTCCCCGATATTGATAGCTTCTTCAAAACCTGCCGTTGGGATGTAACAATGTCAGAGATTATTGAGGATTTTGAAACCTACGGCATCGCCTTTGTCGAGTACCTGCTCGCTCCCAATTTCGAGAAGATTGTATCCGTAAAACGCCAACAAGCCCCGCATTGTCGCTTGGGTGTGCCCAACAAAAAAGGCTTTGTCGATAAAGTCTATATCAATACCACTTGGGGCGACACCCTCAACGAGGAACTAACTGTTGAAGTACCCTTTTTCTCCGATATTCACAATGTCGAAACCCTCAAAGCCTATTGCAAGGAAAAGAAAATCGAAAAGTTTATCGTGCCCGTAATGCGCCCGCTCACTACCGAAAAGAATTACCCCAAAGTAAAATGGCATAGTTCCTTCTATAATGGTTGGGTAGATGTAGTGCTTTCCGTGCCTGCGTTCAAAAAGTATATGTTTGAAAACCAGCTAAACCTCAAATATGTGATATACATCGCCGATGACTTCTTTCTTCACAAGTTTGGGCGCGAGGAATGGCAGGAAATGCCACAAGAAAAACGCGAAGCCGCCCGCCAAGAAACTATCAAGGCAATCGACGATCATATGAGCGGTAACCAAGCAGCGGGACGTTCGTTCGTGTCGCCATTCTTCCGCGACCAGAACAACAATCTTATCAAGGGTATAGAAGTAATCCCTATCGACGACAAGATTAAGGACGGCAACTTCTTGCCCGATGCCAGTGCCGGCAACTCCGAGATACTCTTCCCTATGGGGGTAGACCCTTGTTTGCTGGGGGCAGGCATACCAGGGGGCAAAAACCTAAGTGGCAGTGGTAGCGACAAGCGCGAGGCGTACACCATACTTTCCACCCGTATGCCCGTAAAGCGATTGCGCACCCTCGAAGTGTTCGATCGTATCCGCGATTGGAACAACTGGGACAGCACCCTATACGGCAACTTCCCCAACATCAACCTCACTACCCTCGACAAAAACCCCAACGGACAACAAACAATAGTGAATTAAAATGGCAAGCAACAACACTACATCACAACTTACGATACGTATCAACGGTAAGGAGGTAGAGAATACTTTTACCGCCTTAAATCGCGAGGTGCGCACACTCTCTCGTGAACTCCGCAACCTCACTCCTGGTACTGAAGAGTTCCAACAGCGTGCAGCACAATTGCGTGAAGCACAAGCGCACTTCAACCGTGTACGCGATGAAATCAACCAAGTGAATGGCGCTATTACCCAAACGGCTACCAGTACCTCACGTTTTGGCGACATCGTGCGCGGGGTGTTCACTGGCAACCTTATCACGGGCTTCTTTTCTTCATTTGTAGGCAAAGCCCGCGAATCGGTGGACGAACTCCTCAAAGTATCCGACCTAATGACGGGCGTAGAGAAAACCACAGGACTCGCCTCCGAGCAGGTACGCGAGTTGTGGAACGAGTTCGACAATCTCAATACCCGCACCTCCAAGCAGGAACTGCTCAATATCGCCCAAATAGGCGGTCGCTTGGGCATTACCGATAAAGAGCAAATCAAGGAGTTTACCGAAGAAATTGATAAGATATACGTTGCCTTGGGCGACTCTTTCCAAGGCGGTTTAGAAGAGGTAACTACCAAGGTCGGCAAACTCAAAAACCTTTTCGAGGAAACCCGTAACCAAAACTATGGCGAAGCCCTCAACGCCATTGGCTCTGCCCTCAACGAACTGGGGGCGAATGGTAGCAGTAGCGAACAGAACATCACCGATTTTGCCACCCGCATAGGGGCATTGCCTGCGGTGCTAAAGCCTTCTATCGAAAAAACATTAGGACTCGGAGCTGCCTTTGAGGAAAGCGGTATCGATGCCGAAGTGGCTTCCAGCGGTTACTCGCGCTTTATGAGCGTAGCGGGTAATAATATCGCTGCCTTTGCCAAACAGATGAAACTCACTACCAAAGAAGCCTCCGAACTGTTCAACACCCATCCAGAAGAGTTCTTTTTGCGCTTTGGCGAAAGCCTCAAAGGCTTAGGAGCTGAACAAACAGCAGGCGTACTCAAAGGTTTAAAGCTCAACACCCTCGAAGTGCAGAAAGCCCTCGGTACAGCAGGCGAAAAAGCCGACCGCTTTCGCGAGTTGATGAACCTCTCAGGACAAGCAATGCAGGACGGCACTTCTATACAGAACGAGTTCAACAAGGTGAACGAAAATACCGCCGCTATATGGGAGAAGATAAAGAAAGTATTTGCCGAAACCTTTACTTCCGACACTATGGCGCAATGGTTCGGCGGACTCATCAAGCTACTGGGCTGGCTCACGGGGGTAACCTCCAAAGCAGGCGACGGCGTAAAAGTCTTCCGCGAGCGTATCGCTTTTTTAGCAAAAGCCATAGTGGTATGTACTACCGCCGTAGTAAGCTACCGCGCCGCCGTCTATCTCTCTACCATAGCCACCAAAGCCGCTTGGCAACAAACCATCTTGTACAATGCTGCTATGAAAGTAGCAAATGCTACTACCGCTTTGTGGAAAGGTACTGTATTGCTGCTTTCGGCTGCCAAGGCAACACTTACAGGTAATACTATTAGAGCAACAGCCGCAATGCGCACTTTCAATATCGTTACCAAAATGAACCCTTGGGGATTATTATTAGGGGCTATAACAGCAGTAGTAACGGCTCTTGTATTATTTTCTAACAAACAGAAAGAAGTAAATTTACAACTCAAAATACAGAACGATGCCATCAAAGAAGCTAATGTGCAAACAGCGGCACAAGAACATCATTTGCGACAATTACTCAAAACTGCCAATGATACTAATAAAAGCTATAACGAACGTAAGAAGGCTGTAGATGAACTGAACCGACTTGTTCCACAATACAACAAACAGCTTACAGTTGAAACTGCTAACACCGACAAAGCTAAACAAGCTCTCGACCGATATATAGAAAGTATCAAAGCGGCTGCACGTGAAAAATATTTAAAAGCACTGGTAGACCAAAAAGCTGAAGCCCTCGCCAAACAAGAATATTCATCATTAGAAGAAAATATTGCTTGGTATGAACGTGCTTTGAACGGAATGAAAAACTTTGGTAACCCTATCGCGGCAATGAGTGATGATATAGTAACGGCTACTAAAAACAAAGCTCAAAATGTCAAAAAAGCAAACGACGAACTGAAAGCAGCTACCGACCTTCTCCTTAAACAACAAGAAGAAAACGCAAAGAATGGTGTTGTTGTTACTGATGATAATGTTACACCTATATCTGCTGACTATGAAGGAACAAAAAAACAGCCGAAAGACTACGCCGATGAGTACCGCAATGCCAATAAGGCGCGCTTGGCAGCCGAGCAAGAATTGCAAAAAGAAATTACGCAAGGTTTAGAGGAAAGCCTCGACAAACAGCTGGCTCTTACCGAGCAGAAGTATAACGACAAGCGGTTCAAGCTACAACAAGAAAACGCCGACTTAGAGCAGGATATTCTAAAGCTAAAAACAGAAGCAAAAGGCAATAATGACCCAAACCTATTAAAAACAATACAAGAAAAACGCAAATTGCAAGAACTCAACAAGCAAATAGCTGTTGAATACGAAAAACAAGAACAAGCCGAACTCACTCAAGTACGCGAAAAACACGCCGCCAAAGAGGTAGAGCGCACCCTAAAAGAGATGAACGACTGCCTTGCCGTTAAGAAACGCGAAAAGGCAGAGGAACTACTCCTTATTCAGGATTTAGACACCGCCAAAGAAGCTCTGCGCGGACAGATATCTGACAAAGAACTATCGCAAATCAAAACCTTAGAGGAAGCTAAAAAAGCCCTCCGTCGAAAAGCCGATGAGGAGATTTTAAAAGAAAGTCTTGCCAGCTTCGAGGCACAAAAAAAACTCCTAATGGATTACCTGCAAACCGTTACTGGTGAAGCCAAAGATAAACTTATAGAAGACATTCAGAAGGTAGAAGATCAGATGACTAAAGTAAAAGAGCAGTTGGATAACTTAAATACCAAAGAGGTAGATAAAGCAGCAGGCTCAGAACTCGAAAGGGTTGATGTATTAGGTTTTACTGCTGCCGAATGGGAAAATGTATTTGCCAACCTCGATAACGTTCACGCCCGCTTCCGAGCAGTAGAAATGGGCATAGGGGCAATGAACAACGCATTTAGTGCTTTTAGCCAGTTGCAGGAAAACCTCAATGCACGCGAGCTTTCCAAATATACGGCTAACCAACAGAAGAAAAAACAAGCCTTGCTCGACCAACTCAACCAAGGCTATATTTCACAAGCGCAATACCAAAAGGAAGTACAACGCCTTGATGAGGAAGCAGAAGCCAAAAAGAAAGAACTTGCCCTCAAGCAGTTTAAAGCACAAAAAGCAGCCAATATGCTCAATATCATAGCCAATACAGCTATGGCGGTAATGCGTGCCTATTCAGATGCAGGACCTTTGGCAGGGACTGCTTTGGCGGCTATAGTAGGTGCAATAGGTGCGGTACAATTAGGAATTGTAGCAGCACAACAGCCCCCCAGCTATGCCAAGGGAGGTTATACCAAGGGGTTGGGTTTCACTGACGAAACAGGGCAAGAGGTAGCAGGGGTAGTGCACGGCAAAGAGTACGTAATACCCGCAATGCTCCTCTCCGACCCGCAAGTCGCCCGCGTTACCGAGTGGATAGAAGCCAAACGCACCGGCAAGGCGCAAAACACCTACGCTACTGGTGGTAATGTATCAGCAGTGTCGGAAGAACCCTCAACTTTGGCAAAGTCCGAAAGTTTGTCAAAGTCCGAAACTTCTATGAACGAACTCAAAAACACTCTCACTCAGCTCACTGCCACCCTCGACCGCCTTGAGAAAAACGGATTAGACGCCTACGTGATTGCCGATGCTAAAAACGGACGCGAGATGCAGCGCGCTATTAAAGAATACGAGAACATCAGAGAAAAAAATAGACGATAATGGATATAACAATACCACAAACTTATGAAGAACTCAATGAGCAGCAACGAGGGGCGTTGTGCAGGATTCTATTAACATTGGATAACTCTGAAGAAACGCCTTTGCGCATTGTGCAGCTACTACTTTGGCATTTGCCCAAGCGTACCCAACAGCAGTTATTGCAAGAAGTCCCTTTCACTACGTTATGGCAATACGCCGAGCCTTTCCTCACTACCGAAAAACAATACCATTTTCCTGATCTCACGAAAATGGTAGCACCTGCCCCTCGTTTGGCAAATCTTACTATCAAGCAGTTTTCAGTAGCTGATAGTATCTATTACCGTTTGCGCCTTTCGCAGTACAAGGATGAGTTGCTATTGTGCCAGTTGGTAGCCTCGCTTTACAATTTTCCTGACACTCCTTTTGATGTACTGAACCTCCCACAAGTAGCCGAGCATACCGATAAGGCAGCTATAACTACTGCCTACGAGGTAGCGTTTGCGTATACTTGCTGTAGGGAGTACATCATCAGTAGGTTTCCAAAGGTATTCACGGCTAAAGACGAAAAAAAAGAGACAAAAGACGAGGGTTCGTCATTCGTCTTTCGTAATTCGTCATTAAAAAGCTATACCCCCTTTTCAAAGATTATCAATGTAATGGCTATGGACAAGCATCAGCCGTTAGGCAACTGGCACCAGTGCAATGCCACTCGTGTGTATGATTTTTTTGAAGTACTTACCGAATCTATATTACAAGCAGAACAGCAAGAAAAAAATAATTAATATGTATCTTCAGTTAAAAAAATATTTTTCAGATTTAGCAGACCAAAATGTTCATATCAAGGATAAAGTGGGTTATTTCTCTCGTGAGATTGGGGAGAAAGAGCGTTCGTTTAATGGGATTGCTTCGCCATTTTTGGCTATTTACGACTATGAATTGGGCTTAGATGGAGGCGAATTGAATACTATGGGTAGGCGTAAACTTACGTTTTCAGTTATCTATGCGAATGCGCCGCACGACAATTTTGAGGCGCAGCAGGAGCTTATCAGTAAGGCTGAAGCGATTGCGTTACAGTGTTTGGCGCGTATCCGTTGGGATAACCATCAAAAGGGGCATTTTCTGTATAATTCCTTTGAAAAGGATTTGACAAAAATCTACCCTGTGGAGGACCCTCAAGCGCATTTCTTTGGTGTAGATGTAGAAGTACATTTTAAGAATCCTACCCCATTGATTGTAAAACAGGAGGATTGGAAAGTGCCAGTAGGGTGTAACTAATGACGAATTACGAATTACGAGTTATGAATGAGGAAAAGGAAATAGGGAAGAAAGCGGCTGTAATGTTGCAGAGCTCGCTAAGAGGCGAGACGGGGAAGTTTGGCAAGCACGTGCGCGGGGATAAGAATGCTTTGCAAAACGCGCAGGCAAAACCTCGTTACCGTACTTCTAAGCGTATGGACGGCACCAAACAACAGTACCTTAAAGGTATTGCGATTGTGATGGGCAGGCACGGCTTTGTACTCCATTACGGTATTGAAAAAGGCAGGCTACGCAAGGCGCACGAGCGTACTCGCCACAAGCCGAGAGAAACGAAATACCGTGTGAATGCTCACGGCTACCGCAAAGGGCAGCCTAAACGTCCGTTTATTCAGAAGGTAGTGGATAACAGTAGGGCAATGGAATATTTGGCTAAGAAATTAGCACAAGCACGCGGCGAGGAGATAGTAACCTACTTATCGCGAGGCTTGGAGAATGAGATTTGAGTAATCGGCGGGCAGTTCGGTATCAATATCGCGCAGGTACTTATCGAGGGCGGTAAAGGTAGTGTGCCCAGTGATGAGCATTAGTTGGCTTTTAGTCTCGTGCGGGGTGAGCGTTTTGCGCAATTGGCGATAGAGCTTGGTAATAAAGGTATGTCGGAATGAGTAAATGCCGTATTCGCTACCCATACCAAATACTTCTTTCACCTTTTTAAACCGCTTAGTCCAATAGTCGCGTTTGTTAGATTCATTGGTTTCCCAACTTTCCACGCCTTGGGGAGCAAATAGAAAGTAATTAGGATTTGTACCTTTGAGGTGTTCTATTTCCTTAAAGAGGATTTCGGGGATGATTTTGGTTTTTTGTAGTTGGTTTTTAGCATCTACCACGAGTAGGCGTTCTTCAAAATTAATGTCTTTTATCTGCAACCTGCACACCTCGATAGGGCGTAGGAAGTTGTAACTTACGAATTTAATCATCAGTAGGAGTTGCTTGTCGTGTGTTTCAAGGTATTTAAATAATTCTTCTTCTTGTGCTTGGGTATAGGTTTTATTGCGTTCGGGCTTTGCTTTGAGCACGGGTATTTTGCTCACGAAATTATCAGTGATATATTCGTTTTCACTTAAAAAAGTGAATAATATAGAAAGACTTGCGCGGAAATTATTGCGGTTTTTGGGGCTTGTGCGTTGTAGTACGCTATTAAGAAAGTTGAGGACTGTACGTTTAGTAACGACGGAGAGCACTCGATCTTTAAAACCGTTTTCGTGCAGCCATTTTTGGAAGTTTAGCAGTCGGTACTTGTGGTCTTTGAAAGAAGTTTCTTTCATTGTGGCTTTGGCGTTTTCTAATCCTAATTCGAGGGCTTTTTCTATGGTTATTACCTTTTCTTCGGTATATCCTTCTTCATACGGACTGTGTCCATTTTTCAGTACATTCTCCACCATATCACGTAGTTGTTTAGCCGCTGCACGTCGTTCAGAAGCATCTTTTAATCTGTTGATACCGTAGTATAGCGGTGTTTGCCTCTCCATCTTGTTAGTTTTAGGATTTAGATATGAGAAGTACACGTACCAACGTTTGGAAGTATCGCCACCAGCATCATAGATTTGTGGTTTTGTATAGAGACCTTTGTTTTTCATTTCGTATGCGTTTCCGTATGCGTTTCTGTATGCGTTTTTTAGCTTGTTGTTAAATTCTGACATAAAAAAAGAGTGATTTATACATATAAACCACTCATTTTCTGTTATCTAATTTTTGTAGCGGGAACTGGACTCGAACCAGTGACCTTCGGGTTATGAGCCCGACGAGCTACCTACTGCTCTATCCCGCGATTTCTGGGTGCAAAAGTACAACCTTTTTTTTAAATACCAAACTTTTGGAAAACTTTTTTTGTACTTTT